TGCGTGATTACTACAACGCAATTAGCCAACATGATATTAGCTTGCCTACACCTATCATGGCAGGCGTCCGCACTCCACAACGTCAGTTTAGTTCTTGTGTCCTTATTGAAACTGACGACAGCCTCGATTCAATCAACGCCACTGCTTCAAGCATTGTCAAGTATGTCTCACAGAAAGCAGGCATTGGCATTGGTGCTGGTAGAATCAGAGCTATTGGTTCACCCGTCCGTAATGGTGACACAAGCCATACAGGCGTAGTGCCTTTCTACAAGATGTTCCAGGCAGCTGTTCGTTCATGCAGTCAAGGCGGTGTTAGAAACGGTGCAGCAACACTATACTATCCCATTTGGCATTTAGAGATCGAAGACCTAGTTGTTCTCAAAAACAACAAGGGCACAGAAGATACTCGTGTGCGTCACATGGATTATGGTGTGCAGTTCAACAAGCTAATGTATGAGCGTCTATTAACAGGCGGCGACATCACTTGCTTCTCACCAAATGATGTCCCTGACATGTATGATGCTTTCTTTACAGACTACGACAAGTTTAAGGAACTATACGAGAAGGCAGAAGCTAATCCACGTTTACGCAAGAAGAAGTTCAAAGCTATTGACCTTTTCTCAATGTTCATTGAAGAGCGCAAGAACACAGGCCGCATCTATCTCATGAATGTTGATCATGCCAATACACACAGCGCATTTGATGAAACAGTTGCTCCAGTTAAGATGAGCAACTTATGCTGTGAAATTAACCTACCAACCAAGCCACTCGAACATGTATTTGACGAGAACGGCGAAATCAGTCTCTGCACACTTTCAGCAGTCAATTGGGGCAATGTAAAAGAACCTAAAGACTTTGAACGCATTTGTGACCTAGCAGTTCGTGCACTTGATGAACTGTTAGACTATCAGAGCTATCCAATTCCAGCTGCCCAGATCAGCACAATGAACCGTCGTCCGCTAGGCGTAGGTATCATTAACTTTGCTTACTGGTTAGCTAAGAACGACATCAGCTACAGTGATCCAGCAGCTCTTGCAAAGGTTGATGAATACACTGAAGCATGGTCTTACTACTTGATTAAAGCCAGCATGAATCTTGCAAAAGAAAAAGGTGCTTGCCCCAAGAGCGGAGAAACCAAGTATGCAAAAGGCATCCTGCCAATAGACACTTATAAGAAGGAAGTGGATGAGCTAGTAGCCCCTACTTGGCGCATGGATTGGGAACAGTTAAGAGAAGACCTCAAGACTTATGGAATTCGCAACTCAACACTTATGGCTCTAATGCCAGCAGAAACCAGTGCTCAAGTTGCTAATGCTACAAATGGTATTGAGCCACCACGCTCATATATCTCAGTTAAGCAGAGTAAGCACGGTGCGCTAAAGCAGGTTGTGCCTGAATTCCGTAAGCTAAAGAACAAGTATGAGTTGCTATGGGATCAAAAGAGCCCAGAAGGATATCTAAAGATATGTGCTGTTCTCCAAAAGTATATTGATCAAGGTATCTCAGTCAATACCTCATACAATCCACAACACTTTGAAGATGAGAAGATTCCAATGAGTGTCATGTTGCAGCATCTGCTCATGTTCTACAAGTATGGTGGAAAACAACTTTATTACTTCAACACATATGATGGCCAAGGCGAAATCAATGTCCAGAAGTTTGTCGAAGAACTTCCAATGGCTCCTGTGGATGATGCAGACTGCGAAAGCTGCAAAATCTAAGTAATTAGACCAGAAGAAGTAGAGATAAGCATAAATAATCGTGGAGATTGTTTATGCTTAAATCCGGCTTCATCTATATTTGGACTAACAAAATCAACGGAATGAAATATTTAGGAAAATGTTGGGGTAGTCCAGAAAGCTCTTACATTGGCTCTGGAAAATATTTTAAACGTGCAGTTGTAAAATTTGGTATTGAAAATTTTGAAAGAGAAATTATTGAATATTGCTATTCTAAGAAAGAGTTGAAAGAAAGAGAGCAGTATTGGTTAGACAAGTATAATGCTGCTTTAGACGAAAATTTTTATAATCTTGCACCATATGCTGGCGGCGGTCATCACGGTGCAGATTATAGGAAAGAAAAGAATCCAATGTGGGGGAGGAAGCATCCCAACCACAAGCCGCACGTTGGACAAGAAAATGGAATGTATGGGGTTCATAGGTTTTTGTCTGAGAACCCTAATGCAAAATCCTATTATATAATTGACGATAAAGGCAATCAGCACTATACTAAGTGCTTAAAAGAGTTTGTAAAAGATAAGTTTCCATTAGATAATGGAAAGATTTATCAAAGTCTTAAAGAGCAGGCGTTAAGGAATACTTTTAAACCTGCTCAAAGAGGACACTGTAAAGGATGGAGAATAAAGCATGAGCACAATTTTTGATTCAACTGATAAGAGCGACCATACGAAGTCAATGGCGTTTCTGGACCCTCATGGTGGAGTTAGTATCCAGAGATATGATACAATGAAGTATAAGCAGTTTGATAAGCTAACTGAACGCCAATTAGGATTTTTCTGGTTGCCACAGGAAGTGGATACACTTCGTGATGCAAAGGACTTTAAAGATCTAACCGCACACGAGCAGCATATTTTCACATCAAACCTCAAGCGTCAAATCCTTTTGGATTCTGTGCAAGGTCGTGCTCCTGCTGTGGCATTTGGTCCTATTTGCAGTCTGCCAGAACTGGAAACTTGGATTACTACTTGGACATTTAGTGAGACTATTCATAGTCGTTCATATACACACATTATCCGTAACGTCTATTCAAACCCATCCAAGATTTTCGATGAGATGATGGACATTCAGGAAATTGTAGACTGTGCTGACGATATCACAAAAAACTATGATGAACTGATCGAGCTTAACAACCTCATGGCTGTTGATCCAGAAGCATACAAGGGACGTGAATACGAACACAAGAAGAAGCTATGGCTTGCTCTTATGTCGGTGAACATCCTTGAAGGCGTGCGTTTCTATGTTAGCTTTGCTTGCTCATGGGCATTTGCAGAACTAAAGAAGATGGAAGGCAATGCCAAGATCATCAAGTTCATCGCTCGTGACGAGAACCTACATCTTGCATCAACACAAACACTATTGAAGCTGTTGCCCAAAGATGATCCAGACTACGCTAAGATTGAAGAAGAATGTCGTGATCATGCTATCAAGCTATTTGACGATGCTGTAAAGCAGGAAAAGGCTTGGGCACAGTACCTGTTCAAGGATGGCAGCATGATTGGGCTTAACTATTCACTACTGGCAGACTATGTTGAGTTTATTGCCAACAAGCGTATGCAGGCAGTGGGCCTAGGTCAGCCATATCCTTGCAAGACTAATCCTCTACCTTGGACACAGAAGTGGATTGCAGGTGCAGAAGTGCAGGTTGCTCCACAGGAAACAGAAATCAGCAGCTACGTTATTGGCGGTACAAAGCAGGACGTAGACAGCAATACATTCTCTGGCTTTAAACTATGACCCAATGGATCTTAAAGCTGACGGACGGAAGTGTCATGTTAGGTGACATAGAAGATACGTCAGCTATGTTAATTGAAATGAAAGATCCCAGTCTTTTAATAAAAAACAATTCAGGATTTGAAGAAAAACGAGCATTTCCTGGAATGTTTACCATGCACACAGATGCAATATACATTGAAAGAACTGCAATAGTTTATTGGGCAAAACCTAAAAGTAATTTTAAATAAGGAAAAATAATGATTACACTATATTCAAAACCCAACTGCCCTTATTGTGAAAACGCAAAAACATGGCTAACAAAAAATGAGATCCCATATGAAACAATTAATATCGCAGAAGATTCGGCGGCTAGAGATTTTATTGTTGCAGAAGGTCATAAGACTGTACCTCAAATCTATGTAAAATCCAAGATTCTCGTTGAAGGCGGTTACTCTGGGTTAAGTAAGTGCGATCCAGTAGAACTGAAAGAGAGAATCAATGTTATTACCGAAGGCCTATGAGCCACAAACAGTTGTAAGTTTTAAACTATTATCTGGCGAAGAAATAGTTTCAAGGGTGTCAGAAGAAACCGACACCCATTATTCATTAACAAAGCCATTGGCACTTATTGCCACTCCTCAAGGCGGGCTAGGCCTTGCTCCTGTAATGTTCAGCGTTGACCCCAAGAATTCGCTGATGTTAAATAAAGCAGCAGTGATGCTGCATGCAAAGACACAGGAAGAATTAGCCTCACAATATATGGCACAGACTTCTGGTCTTACTATTGCAAAAGCAATCTGAGGAGAAGTAAATGGGTGGATTTTTAGCCCTTCGTCAAGGTGATATCAATCTTGGTTTAGGTATGATTTTATTGGGTAGTACCAATACTCTTGTTAATAATAGAATGGCAGCAAGGCAAGGTGACATTTGTACACCTCACCCTTTCCAAGGCATTCCTCCTAAACCTGTCCACCCACCAAACCCTTTATTGCTAGGCAGTTTAAAAGTTTTAGTAAACAATAGACCTTACGGTCACCAAGCTAATTTTGAGTTATTGCGACATCCTTATATTACAGGATCAACTAACACAGTAATAGGATTTTAAATGAGTATTGGCGCAGTTTACGATCAAGTGTTAAATGCATTAATGAATTGGGGTAAGACTGGGCTTATTCCTGATACAAAATTGGTAAAAAGCTATTATCCTCCGTCTATTGATAATGTAACTGGTGTACCGGTATTGATGCCTGCAACCACTTATGCTACAGGGTCTTCAACTGATATTCTTACTAATTTAAGAAATCGAAATTACAATTCTATATCTGAAATACCCAGCGCATCTTTTACAGGATCTAATGTTAAGGATTGGAATGTCAATGACATACCTACAGGTCCTGACACCAGTCTAGCTCAGTTATCTGCAATATATGGTCCTCAACATAAAGACGCAGCACTAACATCTTCCACTGAAGTAGAATATAAAAAGAATACGGAAAAGTTAGGCATAAGTGGCATAGCTGAAAGAGCAACACAAAATTTTACTGAAAAGCCTGTAAAAATTACAGATAGC